GATTATCGCTGGCAGTGCATTAACGATTATGCCAGCAAGCATTAATCCTATAAACTCGAAGAGTTTATCAAATATATTTCCACCACCCTCACCATCAGAAGGTCTGACTGTATTTTTAATGTTATCCAGAGAAGAAACTAGTGGAGATTCTAGTCTGTTTTCTTTCGATTGTAACTTCCTCTTTCTTTCTGCATGATTTTCAAATCTTGCTATTGAAGAAGTTAAGTTTACCTGCCTCTTATTAAAATTAATCAGGGAACTATGAATGTTATTTACATTCAACTTTATTGATTTAAGTTCTCTAGCAGTTACTCTATTCATCTATCTACACCTGAAATGGAATTACCTGCATTTGAATAGTATCATATGGTTGAATATAAACATAATTATGAACATTACTGGTCGTTTGCGGTTCTGATAATTCACGTATTTGTGCAACTTTTTCATTTGATGGCATTGATCCCTTAATTAAATCAATTCCTCCACCAGTACCACTGGTAGAGGGTAAAATATTTCCAAGTTTTACATGTTTTGCCATTCGATATAATAATGCTTTATTTCTTGCTCCACCATATGCCATTCCACCTCTTGCAGTATCAATTTCATAGTGTAAGTGTGGCCCTGTAGATGAACCACGACCAGGATCTCCTGCGCCACCACCAGTTAAACCAAGAACCTCATTTTCTTTAAAACTTTCACCTGTTTTCTTAAATCTTTTAGTTAGGTGAGCAAATCTAAATTGAACATTGAGAGCAGGAACCCATGCATCAATCATGTTTCCATATCCACCATGTAGTGCGGAGAATATTACCTTTCCAGAATGACTTAGAGCCAATGCTGTTCCTGTTGGAGTTCCAATGTCAATTCCTCCATGCAGTCTTCCCCATCTTCTACCATAATGACTTGTAATTGGATAACCAGAAATATTATGTGCATCAGTCGATCCAGCACCCTCAACATCTCCACCTCCACCTTCAGTGTCTTCTGGTGCTCCACTATCACCAAGTCTTGTTCCATACATCGTTTCTCTTTCTTCTGAAGTCCACTCTCTTTCAGTGAATTCACCAGTCTCTTTATTTAAAAATCCCTCTTTACCATCTTTTTTGGCAAGAACAGTATTTTTCCCTCCAACACTCTTTCTCAAATTTCCAATCAATGGTTTCAGTTGTTTGACCAGACCTTCAAGCGGACCCAATTTTTCTGCCATTTGATCGATTAAACCGCCATCTGCATCAAATGACTTAAGAGCATTATCAACTCTTTTTCTATCAGCATCATATTCTTTTCGATCCAATTCACCTGTAAAAAATCCCTTTATTAAATTAAATCCACTTTGAATTGGAGTTAAGAAGTTAACTATATTATCGATAATTTCTTGAACTTTTTCTACGATTGCGGGTAATGCATTTACAATAATGCCAAAAACAACTATACCAATAAATTCTAACAATTTGTCTAAAACATTACCTTCAGAGGAAGTAGAATCTTTAATATTTTTTATCGAATCTCCAAAGGGTGAAGTTTTCAATTTTCTCTCTTTCAGTTTTAATTTATCTCTGCTGACCTGAGAAGCTAAAAGTCTTTTATTTTGATTTTGAATTTTAGATTTATTCTTGTTATAATTCACCAAAAAATTATGTATATTAGTTACATTCGTCTTCAGTTGTGCAACCTGAGACCCAGAAGGTTTTGTTGTCGCACTGATGGATTTAGAAATAGATTTGGGTGATGATTGATCTTGCTCTGAAGATTGTTGTTTAAGTGCATTTACTTCAGAATCTCCGCTTGATAGTATCTCCGAAGATTTTTTAGATGCTTTTTTACCCTTTATCTTATTCTTATCTTTATCTGTTTTCTTTTCGGCAGTCAGTTTTTCCTTTACTTTATCTTTAGCGAAAGATTTTGTTCTATTTGCTGCAACTCTTCCACCTGCTCTCGCAAGACCACTACCTGCTCTTCCAAGACTTCCTCCGACTCTTGCTAATCCAGCCAACAATTGAACTGCCATTTCCCTATACTGTTATGCCATATAAAGATGGAGATAATTGACGATATGGATCTACCGAATTTACACTGGAAACTTCATTGACTTCTGTTGCTGAACCAGTTGGCAATTTAACTTCTGGTGGTGGTAATTGATTTGTAATCATTGGGAGTGTTTGAATATTAACACCTCCCCTACCTCTTTTTCTGGAAGTGAGATTTCTGTAAACTTCTCTTGTTTTTTGATTGCTTAGAATAGTTCCATCAATATTTGGAACAAATAACTCAGCAGTATCTAAACCACGTTGATCACCAACAATGTAGGGCATTCCTGCTTTTACAGGGCCACCCATCTTTCTCTTTTCGGGTGCAGATGCTTTTGGTTGACCAACTTCTGGAACTATATTAAATATTTTTTCCTCATATTTTTTTCTAATATCCCCTTCTATTTTTGCCCTACTCATTTCTGGTTGACCACTCATAGTTACACCCTTAGTGGTTGGTTCAGAAGATTCTATTTTTGCAGTTTCTAATTTGATTTCATTATTCATCTCATCTCTCATATCATTTAGTTGCTTCCTCTTCATTTTTACTTCTTCTGCGATTTTCAGCTTTTCTGGATCTGTAGGATCAGAATATGTGAAACTTCTTCCTCTCCTACTTTTACTTCTTTCTTTACCCGCATTAGGACCACGTACAACTAGTCCGGCATCCTCCATTTTTTTATCCAAGACATCATGTGCTGCATTAAATTTCTGACCACCTGTAATTCCACCTCTAGCTGCTTTAAATAAACTTTCACCAGCTTTATAAAGAAGAACACCAGCACCAACAATCAACATTGCTTTCCAGAACAAAGGATTGAGTAATAATGCTAAAAGTGGCATCATTGCTAATTTAATTATAGCAACAGCCGATCCAATTACTCCGATCACACTTCCGATTGCACCAACTAAAGGTATGAGTGCCAGAGCACCAATACCAGCAGCAACCCACTTCCAGTGATCTTTAATCCAACTAAACCAACTCTCTACTTTTTTTCTATTTTCTTCATTTTTCAACCATTCAAATACTGCATTTGCTGCAATACCGAGAACCATGGTTCCAAGGAAATCCATAATTTTACCAAAGATTCCTTTAACTGGAGTAACAACTTCATCTGCATTTTTTGCTACAGATTCTCCAAGTCTTTTTGAGGATTTTTCTAATTGACTTTCTTCTCTCTGAAGTTTTCTTCGAGACTGTGCTCTCTTTAAATTATCTTGTTTTTTTCTTTGATCACCTTCTCTTGAAGCAAATGCCTTTGCCAATTCACTTTGAATTTTTATAAGAAGTTTGTTAGTTTCTATTAGTGTTTTCTCTAGGTTATCTTGACTGCTTCCTGGAAGTTTTTTTCCAATATCACTTTTTTGATTTTTCAAAATATTTTTAATTCTGGTGATTTTTTCACCATCATTTGCAATATTTTTTTCAATCCCCACTAATTTTTTCTCTAAAACACCAATACGAATTACTGCCTTTCTAACATGACCCGTTAACTTACTAATCGTTCCATGAATTTTTTTGAAAGATTCATTAGATCCACGCTCTTTCCCAAAGACTGCAGAAGAAACATTCTGCACATTCATTTTTGGTTTCGAAGGTTTTTGGGGTTTATCCTTCTCAACCATTTCAGCAAACATTTTTTTATACTCTTCATCACCGGGGAACTTCTTGGTTCCTTGATCAGTTCTTCCAGTAACTTTTTTAGCCATTCTGTTGCTGTGCCTTTAGGTTTTCTTCCTCAATATATTGTTGGAGAAGAGCAAGATATACTTCTCTTTCCCAAGGAATCATATTTTCTAACTCTGTTAATGAATATTTATGGTGCTGTAGGAGAGCAAAGTTAATCTTGTAGTATGACTCAAGATTAGTGTGAGCCATACCTAACTGAAAAAACTTGCAAGACCCTCAAGAACTACTTCAGATTCTACACCAGTCTTTGGATTCCTCACCATAATTGTATGAGAAAGTTTTGGCATTGTAGTAAAGAACTTCTCAATCTCTTTAAATTGTTTTGTATTCAATTGTTCAATAAATTCATCAAGTTCTTTCTTTGAATAGTCAGATGCTTCCCAACTTTCTTCCTGACTATAAATCATTTCAACGCATGATGTAATCATAGACAGTGATTGACCAACTTCACTTAATCCATCTGTCGTTTCAAAATTGCTCTCAACAAATTGTTCCAATGAAGGATACCTAAGTTTCATCGAAAGGTCATCATCAAGTTTGATGATGTTCTTATGACCTCTTGTTTTTTGAACTTTAATAGTATCAATATCTATTGAAATCTCCACTTGAGTTTCGCCATCATCGGGGCAAGTTACATTAACTTCTACAGTCTCTCCAACAGACTTGGCGCGAACATTCAAGAAAAGATACTCAATATCAAAAGTTGCAAGAGACTCTACTTTGACATCTTTTGAAAGAATACAATCGGAAAGAATTTGAACAATGGCATTGGTAATCTCTGTCATATTTTCAGATTCCATTGCCATAATCAAAATCTTTTCTTCTCTTACAAGAAAAGGTCTATATCTAATCTTCTTTCCGGTCGAAGGCAACGTCATTTCATACGTTGGCGTATTAATCTTAGGTAAAGGCATAGTATGCGATACAATTCAGGTATGATTATTTATAGTCAATCATCAAATCCAGGTAATCCTGCGGTTATACTACTATTTTTTTTAGTAATTCCAAATGATCCTGCAGGAAAAGTATTTCCATATACTCTATTATCTCTATCTACCATCTGCTGTGTTTTAGAATTAGGTTCTGATGGTGTAGGCGTCGAATAAGAATTTGTTTCTGTTGGTGCTGGCGATGAAAATAATGAATTTCTCTTTTGCAAATCTTTTAATGCTTGCTCTGCTGAAACAAACGTTCTATTTTCCCCCCTAGTTGCATCAGGATCAAATTTAGATATAGATCCTGCACTAATTTGTTTTACAGGGTTCATAATATATCTGTCATAATTAAAACTAACACTAACTCTAAGAATATCGGCAGGACCATAAGAAACTGGAACAGCAGTTATCAATTTTGGGAATGCATTAACAAAAACATAATCTAATCGTGATGATCCATCTCTTTCAAATTTAGTAATTGACATTGTTTGACACTTATAGTCATCAGGATATCTCATCCTACGATAATAATTTGTAGAGTAAGGATCTGCACTACTTGCACTAGAGATAAATTCAATCCAACTTTCAAAAAACCTTATATTATCATAATCATGATCCACATAAAATGTAAAGTCAATATCAGCATATAACCTAGTGTGTGCAAATTCTTGAGGAACTCCCATAAAATTATCCTTTACCTCTGCTGTAGCAAGAGTAGATCCTGGTAAAGATGCTTCTGAGCAAAGAATTCCAGAATTTCTAGAAATAAAATCAGTTTTTATTCCTCTACCATTTATATACTTTAGAAGATCTTGATTTCCGCCAACAGTTGTAAGACTTGAAAAATTGACAAGATAATAATTGGATTGAGATAAATTCCCAAGTATCTTTTTTGTATCAGTAGAATATTTTTCTCCTTTTCCTATTATAGAGTTTGGATTTGGTATTGCCACTCTAAATACCTATAAGACTACTTTATTATTAGTTATTTAGATGGCATATAAAGGAAAATATCAACCATCTTATCCTAGAAAATATAAGGGTGACCCAACAAATATCATCTACCGTTCTCTTTGGGAAAGGAAATTTATGGTTTATTGTGATAAGAATGAAAATATTCTTGAGTGGGGAAGTGAAGAAATTGTAGTTCCATATCTATCCCCAGTAGATAACAGAGTTCATCGTTATTTTCCAGACTTTTATATTAAGGTCAGAGAATCAAATGGAAAAATCAAAAAAATGATCATTGAAATCAAACCTCTAAAACAATGTGTCGAACCAAAAGTTCAAAAGAAAAAAACAAAAGGATACATTTTTGAAGTCGTTGAATATGCCAAAAATCAGGCAAAATGGGAAGCCGCAAAAGAATGGTGTCTTGATCGTGGATATGAATTTAAAGTTCTAACCGAAAACGAATTAGGTATCAAGTAATGGAAAAACGCACCATTAGAAAAGGTGGTAGACTTGGAAAAGGATACAGTTATGTTCTAGAAACTGGGGAAGTAACTTACAGTAATGATCCAAGCATTCCAGTAGGTTCTAATGTATATGATTCTGGTGTAAGAAAAGACATAAGAAAACCAGAAGATAGACCTACTGATGATAATGCAAATCGTGTTAGAGGAATTATCGGTGATTTAATTGGAATTGAATCACCAGAATATTTAATGGTAAAAATAAGAGAAGCACTCAAAGATACCGTAGTTCAAATTCCTACAGAAGGCAAGTTTTATACTTATGTTTATAGAGCAAAAACTCCAGGAATAAGATACGATTTGCATCCATTAATTGCCTGCACAGAAGTTTATGGATCTGGGTTTACTGGCATCAACTTTCACTGGGGAAAGTATAGAAAATATACTTGGGAAGAAATACAAACTAATTTGTATGAAGTTGATGCAGGAGAACTTGAAGATCTTCGCGAAATTCCTTATGCCAAGTTTCTAAATAGTTAGAAAAAGATAAATGGCAGATAAAAAAGTTTATCGATATCCACTTACAATGATTGCGGAAACCACAGATTATCTGCAAATTGATATCGTGGAATATGTTCCAATACTTTCTAATAGTGGAAGTTTTGCATCTAAACCAGGAACAAGATATGTAAATAACGGAACAAAAAGACTCGAAACAGTATTATTACCAATTCCATCAAACATTCAAGATGGTAACGCAATAAGCACTAAGTCATCAAATTTAAATTCTATTGCCGGTGCCGCACTTGGTGGAATAATTAAAACAATGGAAGCTGGAGCTACTTTAAATCTTGGAGAAGTGGGCAATCAAATTCGTCAAGGTTTAGCAGACACTGCCAATGCTGGTGGTGGACTTACTGGTGCTCAAGGATTTGTAACAAGATCACTGGCATCAAAAGCAATCGGAATACTTGGGGCAAATGTTACTGCAGATGAAATATTAGCAAGACAGCAAGGTGAAATTTTAAATCCGAACATGGAACTCCTGTTCAGTGGACCGACACTGAGAACATTCAGATTTAAATTTAAAATGACTCCTAGAAATGGAGACGAAAGTTTAGAAGTAAAAAGATTAATAAGATGTCTTAAAAAAAATATGGCTCCAAAGGTAAAAGGAACCAATATAAGAAACACTCCAAATGATATAGGAGATAATGCAAATAACACAACGTTTTTAAAAACACCAAATGTTTTTGAATTGAGATATCGTTCTGGAAACGGAGACCATCGATTCTTACATAAATTTAAACAATGCTTCTTAGAAAGTATAAATGTCACATACACTGCTGATGGAACTTATGCAACTTATAGTGATGGAACCCCAGTTTCAATTGTGATGGATTTAACATTTAAAGAAATTGAACCAATCTATGATATTGATTATGAGGGAGATCAAGTTTCATACACTGGTCCATACGCACCAGAACAAGATCCAGGAACAGTAGGTTACTAAAAATGGGTTACTTTAGAGAACTACCAGAAATAGATTATCAGTCTTTTTTATCTGATACTCTCTCGACAGGGGATTACATAAGAGTCAAAAACTTATTCAGAAGAAATAAGTTGCGTGATGACTTACAAAACTCTTTTACAATTTTCAATAAGTATGAAATTATGGAAGGTGCCAGACCAGATACTGTTGCCGAAGAGTTTTATGGAAATGCAGAATTTGATTGGGTTGTATTAATGACAGCAGGTATTATCAATGTGAGAAATGAATGGCCTCTATCAAATCGTGATCTCTATAATCTCGCAGAGAAAAAATACGGTATTGCAGGATTGACTTCTCCACATCATTATGAAACCACAGAAGTAAAGGATTCAATCGGAAGATTGATTCTTCCTGCAGGAAAAGTAGTTGACTCTGATTTCACAATTCCAAATCCAGATAATGTCGCGACCACTATCAACCCTGTGGTAAGTATTACAAACTATGATTATGAAGTCAGAAAAAATCAAGAAAAATCTTCAATTTATTTGCTCAGACGATCATATCTACAACAGTTTTTAAATGATATGAGAGAAAT